GATGACCGGATTGATATTGTGCCGGTCTCTGATCCGAACGCAGGCACCATGGCCCAACGGATCATGAAGTACCAAGCCGCACTGCAGTTAGCAGCCAGTGCGCCCACCATGTACAACATGCCGCTGCTTCATAGACAGATGCTCGACACCTTGGGTATCCAAGATGCCGAAGAGATCGTGAAAACGCAGCAAGAACTGCTGCCGACCGATCCGGTCTCCGAGAACATGGGCTTCCTCAACAACATCCCGACCAAAGCATTTATCTATCAGGACCACGAAGCCCACATCCAGACCCACATGTCGTTCATCCAAGACCCGAAGATCCAGCAGATGGCGGGTCAGTCTCCGAACGCACAAGCCATGCAAGGTGCCATCACCGCACATATTGCGGAACATCTGGCCTTCCAATACCGCATGGAGATCGAAAAGCAGTTGGGAGTCAAACTGCCGCCTCCGGGGGAACCGCTCCCCGAAGACATCGAGTACCGTATTTCCCAGTTGGTCGCTCCGGCTGCAGCCCAGTTGCTGCAGAAAGATCAAGCCGAAGCCCAGATGCAAAAGCAAATGGAAGAGGCTCAAGACCCCGTGCTACAGATCGAGATGCAGAAACTGCAACTCCGCGCACAAGAGATCCAGCAGAAAGCCGAAGCCGAGATGGCCAAAGTCCAAGCGGACATGCAAAAGGCCCAGATGCGGATGCAGTCCGAACAAGAGCGTCTCAAGGCCCAAGAGCGTATCGAAGGCGCTCGTTTGGGCGTTCAGATCGCCACCACCAACACCCAAGCCGAACTTCAGTCCAAAGAGATCGCTTCACGCGACCAAGTCGAAGGCGCGAAGTTGGGCGTACAAATCGCACGGGAAATGCTGAATGCCGACAAGCCACCAAAATCTCGCTGATGTCTTGAGGAAATCCCTGAGGAATCAGATGAACGAGATGGCCGACCACATCTCCGGTGGCGGCTGTCCCGATTACGCCGATTACAAAAGATGCTGTGGGGTCATCCATGGTCTCGCCATTGCCGAGCGGGAACTACTTGACCTCACAAAACAAATTGATGATGATTAAACAACGCCACAGATATCTGTGATGGCAACGCTGCATAACGCAGTGCGCGTGACTCCAAGCACGTTTAAACTTGGTGCGAGGGAATATGTCTGACAAATTAGCGAGTCAATTACCTAAACCTACGGGGTACAAACTACTCATTGCCCTTCCAGACCCTGAAGAAAAGACCGAAGGTGGAATCCTCAAGGCTTCCCAAACTCTTGAATCTGAAGAGATTGGAAGCATCGTCGGGTTCGTCCTAGAGATGGGATCCGATGCCTACCAGTCCACCGCACGTTTTCCTTCAGGACCGTACTGCAAGAAAGGAGACTGGATCATGATGCGGTCTTATTCGGGTACGCGCTTCAAGGTACATGGCAAAGAGTTCCGTTTAATCAACGATGACAGCGTAGAGGCTGTGGTCGAAGATCCGAGGGGAGTGGTCAAAGCATGAGCGAATTACAGACATCACAGGAAGACAAGTTTTTCGGTATGACCCATCAGGTACAGCCTCCTGAGAAGGAAGCGCCACCTGAGGAAAAGGAAAGTATCGAACTTGAAATCATCGACGATCTGCCGCGCCGTCCGGGCAAAGTGGAGGCTCAGGCAGAGCAAGACGATGAAGAGTTGTCGGGCTATTCGAAGAAAGTCCGCGACCGCATCAACAAGTTAAAGTACGAACAGCATGAAGAGCGCCGTCAGCGAGAGGCTGCGGAGCGCATGCGCGAAGAAGCCGTCCAGTTCGCACAACAACTTGCACACAAGAATCAGGCTTACGAGAACCTCATCCAACGCGGTGAAGGCGCTCTTGTACAGCAGATTAAATCCAAGACGCAGATCGCTCTTGAGCAAGCCAAGTCCCGTTACAAAGAAGCCTATGAGCAGGGTGACGCTGAAAAGATCATCGCTGCCCAAGAAAGCCTGCTGAATGCCCAGACGGAGTTTCGGGAGGCTGAACGGTACGAGCGTAACATTCAGTCTCGACCCAAGCCCCAGCCGCAGGAACAAGTTGTTCCACAGCAGCAGGCATACCAGCCGGTCCCTTTGCCGGAACCGTCTGCAAAAACGATGGCATGGACCAAAGAGAATCCATGGTTCGGAACGAATCGTGAGATGACTGCTTTGGCTTATGCCACGCACGAAACCCTTATCCGTGAACATGGCGTAAAGCCTGACACCGATGAGTATTACGAGAAGATCAACGCCACCATGCGTTTGAGATTCCCGGAACACTTCGAAGAGGACACCCCTACCCCGAAGCGCCCCTCGACGGTCGTAGCGCCCTCCAACCGGAGCAACGGCGCGAAACCCCGCAAAATCCAGTTGACTGCAACACAAGTTTCTCTCGCCAAGAGACTTGGCTTGACCCCGGAGCAGTACGCCAAACAACTCATCAAGGAGAGTTCAAATGGCTAACGAGCGCAACATTCGAGTTGAACGGCAAAACGAGACTCGTCCTGACGATTCTTGGATGCCGCAATCCTCGCTTCCGGTCCCCGAGCCGAAAGATGGCTGGGTGTTTCGCTGGATTCGCACTTCTTCTTTGGGGCGTTCGGATAACACCAACGTCTCGCGTCAGTTCCGTGAAGGCTGGGAACCCGTTCGAGCAGAAGATCATCCTGAGTTGAAGATCATGTCTGACTTGAATTCCCAGTTCAAAGGCAATGTCGAAGTGGGCGGTTTGCTGCTTTGCAAGGCTCCCCTTGAGAAGATGAAGAAACGAGAGAAACATTTCCAAGAAGTCTCGGAACGTCAGATCGAAGGCGTGGATCGTAACTACTTGCGTCAGAATGACCCGCGTATGCCGCTCCTTGAACCGGAGCGTTCTACGAGAAGTACGTTCGGACGCGGTTAATTCATTACCACGTTTAAACTTCTAGTGAGGTAATCACACATGGCTTCTGGAACGGATGTATCAGCCCCTTATGGGCTGAAGCCGATCAACTTGATCGGTGGGCAGGTGTTCGCGGGTTCGACCCGGTCCCTGCCGATTCAGTACGGATACTCCACGAACATCTTCTACGGGGATTTCGTGAAAGTACTCCGAGGTTCTGTCACCCGCGCTGCGGTTTCCACGGGAACCAGTTCGGCGCAGTTTGATGGAATTTTCTTGGGTTGCTCCTACACGGACCCGGTCACCAAGACAAAGCGTTTCTCGCAGTACTGGCCAGCCTCCACGCTGGCTGGCGATGCGATGGCGTATGTCGGTGATGACCCGGATACCGTGTTCAAGGCGGTGGTCTGCTCTGCCAGTGCGGCGGTTGCGTCGGGTTCGTATGCCCTTGTGGGTGCGAATCTGTCGATGATCGACAACACGGGCGATGTCAACACCGGCAACTCGAAGAACGCGGTTCTGTCTCCTACCGCTACCCCGGTCACCACGATCCTCCCGGTTCGTTGTGTCGGTGTGGTTGAGGACACCGCGTACAGTTACACGGCCACGGGTTCGTCCAACACGACGACTCTCACCCTCACGGGTTCGGGTCTGACTGCGGCACTTCCTGTGGGAACCAGTGTGGCGTACTACGCTTCGAATGGTCAGTTGATCCAGACGGGTTCGTTCTTGCCGACTTCGTATGCGGCAGGCTCGACCTCGCTGGTTCTCAACGCTGCCATTGCGGCGGCTGGTGTCACGTCAATCCCGTCTGGCGCGACTGTTGTATTTACCGTGTACCCGGAGATCTTGGTGAAAGCCAATCTCCTTGTGCATGCGTACTACAGCAGCACGTCCGGGCAGTAAGGCCACGGTTTAAGGAGATTTAGAAAATGGCTATTTCACGCGCACAAATGTTGAAGGAACTCCTGCCGGGGCTTAACGCGCTCTTCGGTTTGGAGTACGCCAAGTATGAGGATGAGCATACGCTCATCTATGAGACCGAGACTTCGGAAAAAGCCTTCGAAGAGGAAGTCAAGTTGTCGGGTTTTGGTACTGCCCCGGTCAAGGCCGAAGGCTCTGCCATTGCTTATGACAACGCTCAGGAAGCGTTCACGGCTCGTTACAACCATGAAACGATTGCCATGGGTTTCTCGATCACGGAAGAGGCCATGGAGGACAACCTCTATGACCAACTCTCTGCTCGTTACACCAAGGCTCTCGCCCGTGGTATGGCGAACACCAAGCAGGTCAAGGCTGCTGCGACCTTGAACAACGGCTTCACCACTTTCCAGTCTGGCGACGGTGTGACCCTGTTCAGCACCGCTCACCCGCTGGTCTCTGGTGGAACCAATGCCAACCGCCCGACTGTTGCGGCTGACCTCAATGAGACCTCGCTCGAAGACGCGATCATTGCGATTGCGAACTTCGTTGACGAGCGTGGACTCCTCATTGCGGCCCGTCCGCGTCGGCTCCTTGTTCCGACTAGCCTGATGTTTGTGGCCGAGCGCCTGATGGAGACCACTCTCCGCACGGCGACTGCGGACAACGACATCAACGCGATCCGTAACATGGGCGCTATCCCGGAAGGCTATGCGATCAATCATTATCTGACTGATACCAATGCCTTCTTCATCATCACCGACATCCCGAACGGCATGAAGCACTTCGTGCGTACCCCGCTGACGACCGGAATGGATGGTGACTTTGATACCGGGAACGTGCGGTATAAGGCTCGCGAACGATATTCGTTCGGTGTCTCGGACCCGCTCGGTATCTATGGCTCTCCGGGTTCAACCTGATAGAGTCAGGTTGCCTTAGAGAGGCTGGCTGGTAATTGGGGCTGCAGGCGTAAAAAACCTGTAGCCCCTTTTTCATTGCATGTTTAAATTGATACAGGTATAAATCCTGTGTATTCCGGGAAAACCCAGTCCATCAGACAGACCCGGCTGACGACATGCAGACTGATGGACGACTCGCATGTGAGGATATTGAAATGGCTCAGACAAAATTTTCGGGACCAGTGGTTTCTAATAACGGCTTCATTGGCAACGTATCGGCCACCGTTGTGACCGCGACCACGTTGGTGATTGGTTCCACGACGATTACCACGGGTAATGTCTCTGGCACGGTGTCGGCTCAGGTCGGCTATATCCCGGTCAGCATTGGTGGAACCACCAAGTACATCGCGCTGTACTCCAGCCTGACTCCGTAAGATTTCGTGGGGGGCGTAAGCCCCCTTCATCCATTACAGGAGACTCAGAATGGGTATGCAAACAGATGTCTTAGCCAGTAAGGTCCGTACAGACGCTGGCGATCTATTGGATCAAAATAGCCTTGTAATTGGGCGTTCTCGCGTAAAAGCGATTTACATTGTTCCTGATACCGGTGCGGGTACGGTGACGTTTCGTGACGGCGGGGCTAGTGGCCCAGTCAAG